CCAGTGGCTTAAGATTAAAGCTTCTAAGGCTATCGGTCCTTACCTTGAAGGGTGGGACATGGAACTAGAACTCAAGCTTAAGAGTGATGGTCTCAGGTCTGTCATAGGTGAAGCTAAGGGTGGAGGTAAGTCTTCCTTCAATGCAGCTAAGTACCTAGCTAACGGTGACTGGAACAAAGCTACTAAGAGAGGACGCCCCTCCAAAGAAGAAGTAGCCAAGGAACTTAAGATCGCAGCTAAACTTGATGCTGAGTTTGCTGATGATGCAACCCGTATTGGATTAAGTGTAATCAATGGAGATAAGAAGTAAGTGGTCTCCACCAACGACATACGAGAAGCAGCTGAGTCAGACCTACTGACCTTCATACGCTTGGTCTCCCCTAAGTCTGTACTAGGTGCAGTCCATGAGGACCTATGCTCTTGGTGGACAAGACAGGAAGCTAGTGATCACCAGTTGGTACTGTTACCCCGTGACCACCAGAAGTCTCGTATGGTAGCCTTCAGGGTTGTCTGGTACTTAACTCGTAACCCTGATCACAGGGTCTTGTACATCTCGGCCACAAGTAACCTAGCAGAGAAACAACTTAAGTTCATGAAGGATATCTTCACGTCTCCTATCTACAGACGCTACTGGCCTCTAATGACTAACCCCGAAGAAGGTAAGAGAGCTAAGTGGACGTCTACCGAGATTGAACTAGATCACCCTAAACGTTCGGAGGAAGGAGTACGTGATCCATCTATCTTTACTGCTGGTCTCACTACTTCTATTACAGGGCTGCATTGTGATGTTGCTGTACTGGATGATACTGTGGTTCCTGAGAATGCTTATACAGAAGAGGGGAGGTCTAAGGTTAAGACTCAGTACTCCCACCTCTCGTCTATTGAAGGTGCTGGTGCCCAAGAGTGGATCGTAGGTACACGGTACCACCCTAAGGACTTGTACAATGACTTAATGGAAATGGAAGCAGATGAGTACAACAATGATGGAGAGATCATAGACTCTAACCCTGTATACGAGAAGTTCGAACGTGTCGTAGAGGACGTAGGAGACGGCAGTGGTGAGTTCCTGTGGCCTAGACAACAACGCTCTGATGGTAAGTGGTTCGGGTTCGATAGAAAGATTCTAGCTACCAAGCGAGCTAAGTACATCGATAAGGTTCAGTTCGCTGCACAGTACTACAACAACCCTAACAGCATCGATGGTTCAAGGATCAAATACGATCAGTTCCAGTACTACGACAAGTCACACCTAACCCAACAGCAAGGAACATGGTTCTATAAAGCCTCTAAGCTTAATGTCTTTGCTGCAGTAGACTTTGCGTATAGTCTATCAAGGCGTAGCGACTACACGGCAGTGGTTGTAGTTGGTGTAGACGCTCAAGGTTTCTATTACGTCTTGGATATAGCTAGGTTCCAGACAGAGAGAATCCAAGAGTACTTCGATAACATCCTACGTCTCCAGACTAAGTGGGGGTTCAGGAAGCTACGAGCAGAGGTAACAGCTGCACAGAAAGCTATCGTCAGAGAGTTGAAGGACAGCTACATCAGACCCTACGGACTAGCTCTCTCCATCGATGAACACAGCCCTACACGGCACAGTGGAGCCAAGGAAGAACGTATCGGTGCTACCTTAGACCCACGCTACGAGAACATGTCTATATGGCACTACAAAGGTGGTAACTGTCAGCTCCTAGAAGATGAGTTGGTCTTGACACACCCACCACACGATGACATCAAAGATGCCTTGGCATGTGCCATAGACATCTGTAAGATACCTACTGCACGTATGAACTCTGGAGGGTTCAATGTCAGTAAGGTCGTAACACATCCACGCTTCGGAGGAGTCACCTATGGCTAGAACAGGATTCAAAGAACTAGGAGTAGCAACGCCATCTGGTGTCCAGAGCTTCAATAGGTTCCTAGTTCCCAAGAGTATCACACCACAAGACACTAACATTGCTACTGGGGCCACGTCTGCTCCTGTTAACGTAGCTGCTGTGTCTAGTACGTCTACCCCTACTAACACAGGTGGAAGAGACTTTACTAGTAATCCTCGGTCAGTCTTTGACCCAACGACATTATCTGACAGGGCGTTAGAAGAAGAGTCAAGAAAGTTTGATGCTCCTAACCCATTAGGGTTAACGTCTACACCGGGATTTGCTTTTGGTGTAGCTCAAGCTCTAGGAGGCTTCATTGATAAAGAACGTACACTAGCTGAACGTGATAAGCGAGATTCTTCTTTAGCAGATAAGTTAAGCCGAGGGAGTAATGTAAGGGGTCCTGTGTCTAGGCAAGGGGATGGGGAACTTAGAGGAACCCCTAAAGATGTACAAGAGTTAAGTAAGATTCAGGACCAAGTACGTGATGCTTTACGTACAGCTAAGAACGCTGCCTTTGATGCTGGCTCAGGTAACGGAGGTATGGATAACTCCCAAGCAGGAGAGACCGGCACAGTAGGTGACGTTGAAGGGGGAGGAGGTTGAGATGGCTGGTAGAACAATAGACTTTCAAGAGTTCATCGGTACACCTGATGCCCTAGCTTCTGCTATCGTATCACAGTACATGGACTACGATATGAGACGTGCCTCATGGATCAACGAGAAGAAGGAGCTTCGTAACTACATCTTCGCTACTGATACCACGAAGACTACTAACTCTACTCTTCCTTGGAAGAACTCCACTACAACCCCTAAGCTGTGTCAGATCAGGGATAACCTGCACGCTAACTACATGGCTGCACTGTTCCCTAACGATGACTGGCTCCTATGGGAAGGAGATGATGAAGACTCCGAGGCAGAAGAGAAACGTAAAGTAATCTCCAGCTACATGAAGAACAAGCTTCGATACAGTAACTTCGAGACCATCATATCCAGTCTAGTCTACGACTACATTGATTATGGTAATGTCTTTGCTACTTCCGAGTACGTTAACGAGACTCGTACCGACGAGGAAACAGGAGAGGTCATCCCCGGTTACGTAGGACCTAAGGCTACACGTATCTCGCCTTACGATATCCTGATTAACCCCACGGCCAATGACATCAACTACAGCCCTAAGATCACACGCTCAGTAAAGTCTCTCGGGGAAGTACAAGCTGACATCCTTGATCACCCTGAGAACGGTTACCTCCAAGGTGTCTTTGATGACATCGTGAGTACCCGTAAGAACGTAGCAGGACTCGGGCCTCAAGACGTAAAGAAAGATGAAGGTTACCAAGTAGATGGCTTTGGGTCTATCCTTCAGTACTACCAGTCTAACTACGTAGAACTTATTGAGTTGCAGGGGGACATCTATGACACAGAAACAAACACCCTGCACAAGAATAAGATCATTACTATCGTTGACAGGCAGAGGGTTATTCGTAATGTGGTTAACCCTTCTTGGAGGGGGAACAGCATACGTCATGCTGGGTGGCGGCTACGCCCTGATAACCTTTATGCTATGGGTCCTCTGGATAATCTTGTTGGTATGCAGTATCGTATCGATCACTTAGAGAACCTTAAAGCTGATGTCTTCGATATGATTGCTCATCCGATAGCTAAGGTACAGGGGTTCGTAGAGGACTTTACCTTTGGTCCCGGTGAGAAGATATTCGTAGGGGAAGACGGCAACGTAGACTTCATGCGTCCTGACACCACAGCTCTTAATGCTGACATGCAAATCCAACTCCTCGAGAATAAGATGGAGGAGATGGCTGGTGCACCAAGACAAGCTATGGGTATCCGTACCCCCGGTGAGAAGACTAAGTTCGAAGTACAGACCTTGGACAACGCCTCTAGTCGTATCTTCATGAACAAGGTCTCTTACTTCGAGAAAGTATTCATGGAGCCTTTAATCAACGATATGCTTGAGTTAGCTCGTCGTAACATGGAGATAAGTGATGTTGTACGTGTCGTTGATGATGAGTTCGGTGCGGCTCTGTTTGAGACAATTACTCCTGAGGACCTTGCAGCCCGAGGCAAGATACGACCAATTGGTGCAAGACACTTTGCGTCTAAAGCCAACCAGATGCAGAACCTACTCAACTTAATGAACTCTGCTGTAGGACAGGACCCTGCAGTAAACGTACACATCTCTGGTATCAAGACAGCACAGGTCATGGAAGAACTCTTGGACATCGAGAAGTTCGGGCTAGTACAACCTAACATCCGTGTAGCTGAACAGATGGAAACACAGCGTATGGTTAACGCTGGACAGGGTACCCTCGATGAAGAACAGGCTGTAGGAGATGCACTTAACGCACCCCCTGAAGAACAACCTGTAATTTAACACTTGACTTCTTAGTCAGGATATGTTATAATATACGTGAAAGATAAGGAAGTATTTATTTTGTATCGACTACCAACTGTATGGACCTCTCACCTTAAGACCTCTAAGGAACGAGAAGAGTTCGAAGCTTACATAAGAAACTCTAGCTCCTTGCTAGAGCGTTTATCCACCATCATCATGGACCGCATTGATGAACTGGAATGCCCTACGAAGGCAGACTATGAAGATGCAGCTTGGCCTTATAAGGCTGCAGATAGAGTAGGAAGCTTAAGAGCATACAAGAGTTTATTAAAGCTGACCCGCTTAACATAGGAGCCTAGACATATGGCTGATGTATTCACGGAACCGACTACTGAGATTACACCTACAAACACCGCACCTGCTTCTACATTCATAGATCAGGTCGTAGGAGAAGGAAAGAAATACTCCTCTGTCGAGGAACTAGCTAAAGGTCAGATGAACGGTGACCAATATATTAATCAATTAAAAGAAGAACTCGAGGGCATCCGAGGCGAGTTGGACAAGCGACTCACAGCCGAAGAGATGGTCCAAGAGATTAAACGAGAAAGAGAGGAACTGAAAGCCAATCAGAATGCTACGGAGAACACCACTCCTCAGTACAATGAAGAAGCTGTTACCGACTTAATCTCAAAGACCTTTGATGCAAGAGAAGGAAAGAAGGTAGCTGAAGCTAACATTAACGTAGTGGACGCTAAGATGAAAGAACTGTACGGCAACGATAAAGCTGCACAAGTGGTCAAAGACAAAGCACAAGCAATGGGAGTCAGTTTAGATTGGCTTCAGGATGCAGCAGCTAAGTCTCCTTCAGCGTTCTTTAGTGTCATGGGTATCTCCCTAGAGGGTGGTAAGACAACTACACCTTCTGCTACAGTAAGCAGTACGACCAACACTCAAGCTGTAGAGCAAGTACACGCCTCTGGTATCCAACAGGACACATGGAAGCACTTCGAAGAGATTCGTAAGTCCGACCCTCGTACCTACTGGAAAGCTGAAACACAACAGAGGCTCTTTAAAGCGAGAAATGAGAAAGGCGAGAGCTTTTACACTTAACACTTACTGAGGTAACAAATCATGGCATTTGAAAC